CCATATCTCCAGCTCTCTGTCAATATTGATGTTCTCAAAGTCCTGCTCTATGCTTATGCCAATCCCTGTCTCATCCAAGATATAACCCTGCATCAATTCCAGTAATCGTCCCAAACTGATTGTTTTTTCTGTTTCCGGGACCAAGTCTGTTAAGTCTGCATCTCCATATTTTACCAGTAATTGCATATACGAGTATCCTGTCAGCTTGATCTGCTCATTCCCAAAGTCCAAGCTTATATTATCACAGTCTATATACCCTGTGAAAACGACATCTTCTCCTGCTCCGGTTTGTTTCAATACCTCACACAAACCTATCCCCATCTCTGCAATCTCGATCAAGTGATCCACCAGCCATCCGTCCTGCAATAGGCTCATTTCCACCCGCTGTGGCTCCAAAAGAAAATCATTCACCTCAGCGATTCTTAATGCCGAGATGCTCACATCCAATAGCCCCTCATCAACCCCGTATTGCTTCGTGTCGCCCGCTATTGCCAATCGCACCTTATACACGTGCTCCGCCTCGTTTTACTGCTCCAGACAGGTTCTTTTGATTTACCAGGCTGTCGTCTGCTTTGTCGATCACATCGTTCGGATCTATATAAACCACATTCACAAATTCTTTATCCTGAAGGTCTCGCCTCAGCCATCTGATCTCTTGTAGCAAGTCTGTATTGGCACCCTGGAGGCTCACCACTCCCCCCTCTGCATACACCATCTTTGGCAGAGTCGGAATCGGTATCTCCGGAAAAGATACTCTCCCCAAAGCCTCCTTCACCTGCGCCAGTGGTGCACTGTTCAAAAAGTTGAATATCCCCGCGCCCAGCTCTTTCACCCGGCTCTTTTTAGTTACAAATTCTCCTCCTTCTGCTTCGATGATTGCTCCCCCTTCTGCATGAGAGCGCCCCTCTAATAGTCCTCCCTCAGCAGCCTTCGGTGGCACATACTCCTGCTTCTTGATGTTTTCCACATTTGCCAGCCCCGCCGCCACTGCCGCTGCCGCCGCTACACCTGCCAATACAGGTCCAAATTTCGCCATCGAGGCATAGGCCGCCAAGGCCCCAGACCATGTGTCGATGTATCCCTGCACGATAGATAGTGCCTTACGCGCCCTAAAGCTCTTTTCGCTCTCGCCGGAGATGGCTTTTCCCAGATTTGCATAGATGCCGGATACCCCATTCAGCATTTGCTGCCCATCGGCCAGCTCCTTCAGCATCCCGGCCTTGCGTATCCTCGCCTTCGCATCTTCCTGCGCTTGCACGATCTGCTCCTCGCTATAGCCCGCCTCCAGCAGCATTTCCATATGCGCCGCAAAATATTCCTCCGCCGCACTCAGTTGTGCCGCCAGGCTCTCTTCCTGGATATCATACCTCTGCATCGCCTTATCCGCACTATGCTGGGTGATTATCTGCGCATAGCGTAGATACTCTTCACTGTCCTCTCCATATAGCCGCTTAGCCTCTTCCAATAGCCTTTCTCTATCCGCCAATATCTGCAAGTTCTTATCTCGCTCCATCGCCGCTATCCGGCTGGCAAATGTCCCCTTCTCCTGGATCATCCGCATGTGCGTGGCCCGCTGTATATTGCTCAGCTCATTCTGCGCTTTCCGGTACTCCTCACTGTCCTCTCCATATAGGTTTCCGAGCTCCTCCAGATACTCCTCAAAATCAGCCACCATCCCCTCATAATTGATCCCCGATAGCTCTGACATATTTGCATAATACTGCACCAAGTCCAGCTTCTTCCTCTCCAGAGAAGCCCGCAAATCCGCTTCTTCTGCCTGATTTGTCTGAGTGATGAATTCGCTCGCCGCATTGCCGATTGCCGCCTCTGTCTCCGCCATTTCCTTCCGGTACTGCAATATCTGCGCATATAGCTGCTGCTTCCTGTCCACGTTGTTCGCATCCAGCGCCCCCAGTGCCTTATACTCCGCCTCAGCCCGCTCCAGCCGATACCTGCTCAGCTCCAGTCCATTCAGGCTCGCCTCCGTGTCCAGCCTCTCCTTCTCCGCATAAAAGTCCCTTACCGCGTTTAGATCACGATCCCGGATCTCGCCTTCAATTGCTGAGATCCTGATGGATAGCTCTGCTCTTTTGTTTTGAAATTCTCCCAGCTGCTGCATCTGTTCATCAAATTTCTCGCCATCCAGCGGATCGTTTGGCAAATTCGGCCTTGCTTCATATAGCTTTTCGAGCTCCGCATTCAGCTCTTTCAGCTCTTCTTTTGCGCTCACATAGTCCAAAGACTTCGCATAAGCTTCAGCCTCTTGCCTTACCTCTTTTAGCTTGCCCGCCTGAAAACTTAGGCTCAGATTGTGCGCCTTCACCGCTCCACTCGCATCCCTCGCAGCATCGCCGCTTTTCTTTATCGAGAGCGCATATATCCCCGCCGCCGCTGCCGCAGCCAGGGCTATCCCTGCAAAGTTGCCCATTAGCGCATTACCCACCGCCATCTGCACGTTATACGCCACTTGCTGCGCGGTTAAGGCTATCAGCTTGATGTTTAGTGTCACCAGGTAGCCTATATATGCCAATACGCTCGCTCCCAAGGCCAAGATCAAGTCCTTGTTCTTTTGTATCCATTCCACGGCTTTCTTCAAGCTTTGCGCCAAAGGTATCAACACTACTTTGATTAGTGATCCCAGTAATTCATACAGATCACCCACTGCGTTCTTGTATTGCTCCAATGCCCCTGCTCCGGTTTCGGCCTCCGCCTTTGCCAGCTCAAATCCATTCGCCATCGCCTCTTTCAGGATCGTCATCTTCTCCGTTTCCGTCTGTGCACTTCTCAAGGCCGGAATATACCGCTGCAATTGCGAAAATTCCCCCTCTCGCGCCAAAGCGATCCCCTTGATCGCCGTCTCCATGTTCAGCCCTGCCCCGCTGAATGCCTTAGATAGCCCTATCGCCCCTTCCAGGCTCTCTCCCAGATCATCAAAGCCTACCCCCATGTTCACCGCCGTATTCATCAGCTCCAGGGATGCCTCATCACCCACCGTCGTCACGCCCTGCACCTCAGAGGCCATCGCCTTCAGCTTGCTTATATGCTGCTCCGTGGCCAGCCCGCGTTGCGTTAGCGATGCGGTCAGTCTGCCCTCCGCCATCTCCTGCGTGTTGGATGCACTTATCAGCCCGCCCATCGCGCCCTTCAGCATCCCATAGCCCTGTACCACTGCGTTCATCGCCAGCCCATATCGCGCCAAACCGCTTATCAAGCCATCAAATCCGCTCCGCAGTTGCTCTATGATCCCGTCCAGGCCACCCCCGTCTCCGCTAAATTCTGTATGATGCTCTTCCGGTATTTCCTCGATCGCTCCCTCCGCATCACCCGCCGCCGCCTCAGCTCCGCTACTGTCGGCATCGATGCTCACTTCCACATCGCTCAGCGCATCCATCTGCGCCTCCAGCCCATCCAGCTTCGCCTCTGCCGCCTTGGTTGCGATCTCATATTTCGCCGGATCCTTCAGCAGATTCCGCAGATCGCTAAAGTAATCGCGGATCAGTTTCAGCGATTCCTTCGCTGCCCTGGTGTCTATAGACAGTACCATCTTCAAGCTATCTGCCATCTTCGCCTCCCTTGTTTACTTCTTTGCTCGCGTCGTTTGCTGCTGCCATTCCAGCAGCCTCTCGGCCTCATCCAGCTCCAGATCATCGTCCCACAGCCCTATCCGCTTCAATACCCAGATATACCTCAGGAAGGTATATCCGTGGGCTCCTGCTTTGCCTCTGCCCCGCGAAAGGCCTTTTCCACGTTTGCCTTGATCACAGCGGGCAAGCACGCCACTATACCGGTAAAAAAACTTGCTAATATCCCCCTGATCTCTGCCAAATCCATCTCCTCAAAATCCGTCTCGCTATCCCTGGTGATGATCTCCATCAGCTCCTGCAGTTTCCCCCCATGCAACAGCCCCGCCAAAAGCCCCTCCACACCTACAGCCACTTTGTCGAGGCTTTCCCTGCCATACAGCGCGTCCAATACGCCCAGGTCGGCCAAGAGTCTCTCCACCTTTGCCAATGTCTTGATGTTCGTATATACCTTCATCATTCTCTGCTCCTCTTTCTCTTCTGTTTCCGCATCGGCGGCACTTACGCCGCCGATGCACGTCCATTGGGGATACTCGCTTACAGCTTCCGTAAAAGCCCGCTTGCCAGGCTCGTCGCCAGGCCGCCCACTGCTGCCTGCCCCAGCCCATTCACCATTTGCTTCAACCAGCCGGAGCCGTCTTCCACGCCTTCGCCCCTGGCCTGTTCTGTGATCTTGTTATATACCTTCTGCACGCTTTCTCTCGGCGCGCAATCCAGCTTTTTAGCCACCACCGCTTGTATCTTTTCCGGGATTTTATCCATTTCTGTTTTCAAATATTGCTCCTGCTCTGCGCCGCTCTTGCCGCTCGCATTCAAGATCAAGCGTATGTACCGCTTAAAGGCCTCGTGCGTGTCGGGAAATACCCAGTTCTTATGCAGATACTTCCTGCCCACAAATACCGCGATGATAGCTCCCGCAGCCGCATACAGCCCCATCATAAATTCTCCCAGCCAAAAGCCCTCAAAGCCTCCGCCCACTTCGCCTGCCACCAAAGGCAGCACCATCATCATTGCCAACATGATCATTACAATCCAGCGTTTCATCTGTCTCTCCTTACTTTTCCTGTGTTCATTGCCTAATACCTCAGCTTCCGCACCCGTGCCGTCCGCTTACTGTAGCCGCAAAATCGCTCCATACAGCCCGCCACCGCATCCGGGATATCATCATACCCATCCGGATAATCCAAAAACTGACCCAACAAATCTTCCGTGTATTCATTCTTGATAAATAGCAGGCTCCCGCTCTCTATCACGGTATCCAGTGCCTCTATTCTGCTTGCTTTCGATTGTTTTGTGTTGATCCTCTTGATCCAGTGTGAGATCGGATTCAGCCCCTCTCGCACGCAATATTCATCCATATCTTTCAAGTGCTTCTGCTGTCCATACACAGTCTCAAATGCACTCCGCCCCCCTAATCGCTTTGTGGCGTAAAACATCTGCACAAACTTCTCGTAAAACAGCAGGTTGCTACACTGTGCCGCCCACAAGTCTATCATGTAATACTTGCCGTCCGCAGCCAGCCCGATCGCCACTATCGCCTTAAAACATCCCTTTTCCCCCCAGCTCGGGTCCGCATACAGCCACACTTCCTTATATTTTGCAGCAAGCCGCACCCAATACTTAAACCATTCATACTTAAAGATAGTCCCCTCGTTCACCTTCATCCCCAGCATCTCCCGCTGGTAGGTGGATAGTCCCATCTGGCTCTTCAAGTTTGCCAGGTCATTGTTATTATACTGCTCTGGCCATCTGCTCTGCCCCTGCTTGTCCTCCACCGGAAACCGCAAAAAGCTCTTGCGCTCTCCTCGGATGTGCCCGCGCTTATTCTCCGGGTCCATTTCCTCGCTAAATTTCGAGATCGCAAAGTTCTTGTGTGTCTCATTGCCCAATACGATTATCCGTCCGCCCTTAGGTGGCAGCGCGCCCAGTCCATCGCCCTTGATCTTGTCCCTGCGCTCGCGCCCTATCCTGGCATTGCCCTTGTTGCTACTCCGGTCGATGTCATCATACACTATCAAATCCGGACGCTTGCTCGTCTGGGGATTCACGTCTCCGCGGATGTCCCTGTCTATCGTTGCGCTTTCCACCATGCAGCCATTCGCCAGGCTATAGCTCTTATAGTTGCTGTCCGTCGGCTCCATCTTAGGATAGTCCCACCTGATCCTGGCATTGTTCATCAGCTCGTTCCAGATATACCGGCTGCGTTTCACCGCCTTCGGCTCCAGCGCCGCACTGTGGATCACATATTGCACCTGCTCTGTACAGATCATCCACAAGCTGTATGCTATCCCCATCAGAGTGGTTTTGCCCAGCCCGCGATATCCCGTGATTATCGTGATCCCATGCTCGTTCTCGCTCGTCTCCTCAAACATCAGCTTGTGATCCGCATGAAAGTCCTGCGTAAAGATATGTGGTAGATACGTCTTGCAAAAGCTGCTGAAACCCGCCCAATTCCGCCTCGACACCCCGGCCTTCCGCGCTTGCTTAGCCTGTGGCGTATCACCGATAAAGGGCTTTACGCTCGGCCTGCGCCGCAGTGTGTTATCGAGCTGTTTCAGTTGATCTTTTGTAAATCTACCCATTGTTACTCACCCTCAGATGATCCGCTATTTCGCGCCCATGTTCCTGAAATTGCTCCCGCAAGACCTCCAGTCCGTTCTCGATCGCAAAGTCCACCACCCCCTGCATAAACTTGATCACATACTGGTTCAGCTCCTTACTCGGCGCAAATTGCTCCTTATGATGCTTGATGAGGTTGATCAGGCTCTGCTTCTCCTTGTTCTCCGGATCATTGATATAATCCTCCAAAGCCACGCATTCCGCCTCCAGGATCAGCCGCTCGGCCTTCGCCTGCAGCTCCACTATCGTTACCTCAGCCCCCTGCCAGTCATCCTCGCGCCGCCACTTCTCCAGCGTCCTTACGCCCAGGTGAAAGCTGTTCGCCAGCTTCTCCAGGTCATGCTCGCCCTCGCGCCAGGCCTTGTAAGCCAAAGCCCGTATCACCTTATAGTTACGCCTTGCTCTCGCCATTCTGTCCTACCCGAAAAACACCTTGATCACGGCGCTCACCACCCCACCGGCCACCAAGGCGGTCAGCCAGGTGTTAAATTTCAGATTCGCATCCACCCGCACCAGTTTATCCTTCATCCCTTCACTGCCGTTACCGTAGATCTCCTTAAAGAGCTTCTCCAGTTCCCTCTCTTTCTCGCATTCACCCTGTGCCAATTCAGTCCTCCATCTCGCTTCGTTATCTCGATCTATAGCATGGGGACAAAGCCGCTATGCCCCATCCCCACGCTGCCCAGGTTTATCAGCCGGTAGTTGTCTCCGCAGGACATGCCAGCATCACCACTTTGTTCTTCGTTGTGCCGCTAAATTCCGTCTTTACCGTCACGTTAAACCAGTCGTCCACCTTGTTGCTCCACTCCATCACCCACTTCAGGCCGTTGAATATCAACAGCTTATCCTTGTCTGTGCTCTGGATGATGATCGTGTGCGGCTCCTGGTTCAGCTTGTTCTCCAGCCAGCTCTTCGCCTTGCTGTTCAAGCCCGCCAAACCCATAGTGATGGCCGTGCTGCGCTTCCCCTGCTTCACAAAGTGATAGGTCTTCTTCATTTCCACCGTGCTTTGGATGTCCCAGGCATCCTCCTGGAAGGTGCCAAATTCCTCAAAGCTCGCCGCCAATAGCGTGGCCACTTTGCTCTGGTCTGCCACTGCTGCCGCCATCGTCGTCTCATCTTCAAACCCCGTTCCCTCAGATATGTAGGCATAGCCGCCTTCCATACCGTCTATCAGATCGTCCAGCTCAAAATCCTCGGCTGCCAGACCCGGTTTCGTCAAATCATCTGCCATTATATTTCTCCTTTCTTGTCCTGTTTACGCCCTTATCACACATTCGTGCAAGGTCCCACCGCCGCGGATAGCACTGCCGTACCGGCCACGCCATTCGCATCTTTCGGCGTCACTTCGAATTTTATGTATTTTGTCGCATTTGCCGCCACGAGAGCATATGTCCGGCTCGTAGCCCCGCTGATCGCGCTATAGCTGCCAGCGGCCGTTGCCGCGGCGAGCCATCGGAAGGTGCTGCTGCCTTCTGCATCGCCATAGCTGTCATGATACTCATAGAATCCTTCCAGGGTATCACCGGTGTTCAGGCCATCTTCTATTATCGCCACGTTGCTCGCCACCGGCGGCTGGTTCGAGACAAATCTGAAGAACTTCACATAGCCCCCGCGCACATAGTTCACGTCCACCGTGATCCGCGGATACCAGTGATATCGGTGATCACTGCCGCTGTGCTCCAGCTTCAGCTTCGCATCGTTGATGTAGCCCACCACCAGGAATTTAGGCATCCCGATTATCATCCCGCCGCTGGGCAGAGGACGGCTCTTCACCTGCACTCCGTCCAGATACAGCTTGTCTTTGTCACGCACCAAACGCCCCTGATCGCTTACGTCCACATTGCGCATCTGCATCAAGGCTTCTCTGTCACCCGCCGTCAGGTAGATCACAAATTTGTCCTTGTACTGCAGCGTCTCTTCGCCAAAGCTCAGCATCGCATTGTCGATCTTGCCCAGCACGCCCTTGCCATCGATCGTCTGGATATCGCCGTTGCTCTCAGCTTTCTTGAAAAAACCGTCGATCGCCTTGATTGCGGCCAGTCCTGTACGGTCGCCCTTAAAGATGATCCGGCGCACGGCCTGCTTCACGCCGCCCACTACCTTAGCGTTCATATACGCGCCAAATTCCTGCACGCCCATCGCATCGCGATAGTCCTCCGCGGTGCTCTCTTTGAGGCTCACATCCGCGTCCAGCTCCTGAGGATCAAAGGCCAGATCACTGTGGCTGTGGTCCAGCATCTCTCTCGCGTCATCATCCGTGTTATACAGGATCACGTCCTCGATCAGCCCTTTGTCGATCTTCCCACGCCGTGTGAGCGGTGCCACCGTCAGATCACTCAGCGTGTCGTCATCAGGATCCTGCAAGGTCTGATCTATAAATTGCTTGCCCAGGCTATCTGTAAATAGCGACAGCGCTTTACCGCTGTCCAGGCTCGCAAAGCTCTTGTAAAGCTCCTTCTTGCGTGGGTCAAAGTTCACCTCAATGCCCACCATACTCTTCCTTACTGCCTTCATTTCCTGCCCCTCTTCTTTTATCGTCGGGCTCACCGCTTTCTTGATGCTCTCGCTCAGTTCCGTCAGTATCTCCCGCATTGCTTTCATCACCTCATCACCGCCGCCTTCGGCTTGCTCATGCTCGGCAATCTTAGCCTGCACCTGCGCCGCCGCCTTGTCCTCGCCCGCGGCCTTCAAGCCTTCCGCCAGTCCCTTGAGCTCGTCTATCACGGCCTTCACCGCAGTCCGCTCGGCCTCGCCGCTATCCTTAGCCCGTCCGAAAATGCTCACGCCGTTGAACTTACCGGCCTTCACCTTCGTCCAGCTCTCGCTCTCTTTGTTGAATTTCAGCACTCCTACCCAGCTTCCTTCCTTAGCATCCGGCCATCTCTCGTCGGCCTTGTTTAGTTGAAGGCTCTCTACCATCACCACTTCGTCGATCACGCGCATATCGTGATTCTTGTCAAAGGCCCGGAAGATGTTCCGCCCGGCCGCCTGCTCCATCGCCTTGCGCACCGTTTCCTCGCTGTAACTGTCACCATGCGCATCTACCACGCCCGGCTCCATTATCGTCACATACACCAGTCCCTTGTCACCCTCTGCCGCTTTGAATTTCAACGAACTCCCACGCAGCTCGAACTTCACGTCCTTGCCGTCCTTCATCTTTACCACATAACCCTTACCATTCGCTGGCGTTACCTCATCAAATAGTAGCGATATCAATTCCACTTCCACATCCTGCAGCACACTCTTGCGAATCACTCTGCTCGTGCGAACCCCGTTCCTCTTCTTACTGAAGATACCCATCTCCTTACTCTCCTTACCTTTTCTTGTCTTTTCTTGTTTAGCCTTCTGGCAGCTTGTCTTGTCCAAGCCTGCCTCTCTGATTGTTCCCAATCTATCCTACTACCAATTATCTGTCCACAGTTAACACCACCCCCGTAGCGCAGGCCCCCGTAGCGCAGGACGCCGTTCCTGCGAAACCACCCACAAACCCCCCGTAGCGCAGGACCCCGTAGCGCAGGACGCCGTTCCTGCGGAACCCCGCACCCCAAAATCCCCGTGAATCCGCGCCCTTATCCGCGCCCATCTGCGTGAACCCCTCCCCTTCGTGAAAATTCGTGCAAATTAGTGGACCCCCCACCATCACAGCTTAAACGCCTTCTCTTCTTCACTCTCAAACACCGCCGGCAAACTCCCAAAGTCCCAATCCTCATTGCTCACGTCCCAGCCATATTCCGCTCTGAATTCCTCGCTCAAATGCTCCGCTATATCGTCCTGAATCGGCTTCAACACCATATTGTGAAAAAGTATCATATCGCTGTTGTTATCTCCGCCCAGTTGCCCCGCCGTAGCCTGCGCTATTATCCTTTTCGGTACCCGGTGATACGCTAACATCTCGTCCCGGATATCACTCTTCAAGTTCTGAAAGTCCCCGTCCCGCGTCCCCTGTCTCAGCGGAATCAGCTCTATCTTCACCCCGGCATCATCACTCTCCAGCAGTATCGAGCTATGCCCGCCCCGTGTGCCCCGTGCATCCTGCAGCATCTCTTCTATCTGGCTATACACCCCTTCTTCATCATCACCCTCGTTCAGGCTGCCTCCATTCACCAGGATAAAGTAGTCTATCAAAAGCCCATTACGGAAGTTGTTATAGTCCAGTGCTTTGATCTCTTTCAGGGTCTCTATCCCCTGCGCCACCGGCAGCGAGCTCAGCCCCCACACGCTGCTCTTATAGGTCGGCTTCTGGATGTGGATCACGTCCCTGTTCAGGATCGGTAGTCGCTTGCCATCCCGGTTCTGCACGTAGTTAGCCTTCAAAAATCCCCGCTCATCCACATTATGCTTGATCTCGATCTCCTGCGGCAAGAGCCGTTCCAGCCCCACCCACTGCCCCTTGGCGTCTCGCAGCTTCAGCAAAAATCCGTTTCCACAGGCCTGATAGTGCAGCACACTGCTCCTCAGCATCCTGGTCAGATTCATCTGGTTCTGGCTCTCGCTCATCCACTTGCTTACCAGCTCATGCTTACACCGCATGTGCATGATAGCCCCGTCGGCAATGGCGTTGCATGCCCCGTTGTGATATCCGTCTATGTCCAGCAGTTGCAGCATCCGCAGCATATTCGCCGGTGGAATTATCGATGCTTGAGCCAATACATCTCGTAGCTCCTTTTGCGCGCCCACGCCCTTCGCCACTATCACCGTTTGCGCCTTCTCTCCCTCTGCAAAAGCCTCGCCTTTATACCCTTCCAAGAGCTCATCCACGCTCACAAAGCCATAGTTTCTACCCGCTATCTTCCGTACTCTCATCGTCTGCCTCCTGTGCTCGCCAGTTCCTTGCGTATCCAGCCCTCTCGCTTGTCTATCACGTCCTGCACGATGTTCCGCGGCTCTATCCCTTCCCGCTTGTGCTTCCGGCTTATCAGCCAGGCGATCTCTTTGTCTTCCATCTTTCGATTGCCATCCCACCACACTATCTTGCGCACCTTGATCCACTCCATTAGCGGCTCCAGCGGCGTCCAGCTCGGCACCTTCCCACCCAATACGTACTTAGCGTGTTCCACCTTGCTCCCCAGCCGCAAGATCAGGGCCGTCGGAGTCTCCACCACCTCATAGCTCATGTTCTTGATAAAGTCACCCTTAGCCCGTATCTTCCGGCTGCTCGCCTCTTTGATCATCTGTCCCTTCAGCAGATCGCCCATATAGTCCAGCTTCCGCCGGTATCCGCCTACTATCTCCCGTGCTAATTGCTCAAATTCGTTCATCTTCTCCCCCTAATACCGGTATTTGCACACCACTTCCAGCCGGGCCGCCACCAGCTCACGCCCCGCATCGCCGTCCATCGCATACACCTCTATGTTTTCCGTGCCGATCCGCTCTGCCTTTAGCCGCTTCGATAGTGCCTCGGCTCGTGCCCACACCTTCTCGCTGCCATCCACAGCGTTTACGCTCCCCGCCTCATAGATGTCACCATGCTTACCATAATCCGTCACGTCTTCCACCAGGTATAGATTGAATTTCAGTTGTCCCTTTATCCCCATATCCGTCTGGCCATCTGGCTTAAAACCCTTGAATTCATAGCTCCCACACGGATACTCCGCCGGGATACTGGTCAAGCTCAAATACACCTGCCCGCCACATTCCTCCGTCAGAGCATTCAGCAGCAGCTCCCGGTATTCCTCCAATCCCTTCATGCTCTTTCTCCTATCAGGCTTACCCGGTAGCCCTGCCGCCCGTTCAGCACCCGCAGCCGCAGTCTCCCCGCCTCACTGAGGTGCTTTTCCACGCTCTCCAAAGCCTGCTTCTCTACCATCAAACGGTATTCGCTCAGCTCGCTCGGCTTCAGCAGCTCCGTCGCATTATCCTCTATCCCCGTCCGCTTCACAAAACCCTTGCCCACCGTATGCAAATTCATACAGGGCATCATCAAATAGTAGGTATATAGCCCAAATGCTACCTCCCCCGCCTTCGCATCCGCCAGCCCATAGCTACCCGCCTCGCCGCTCTCCAAATACGCCATATACTCCGCCGTCACCTGCACCCGCAGCCGCTCTATCGCTATCGTATGTTGCATCCCCCACAGTGCGTTCTGCACCATATTCTTCGGCAAATTGTTCACCTCGATTATCCTCTCCACACTCATCGGTAATACTCCGGCCATCTCTCCGCCTCCTTCTGCTTATTCCGCTCAATCTCTTGAGCCTGTGCCCATCCTACCGTTTGCCCCCATCCCTGTCCACAGTTAAAACCCGCCTACATACAAAAATAGCCCCGGAATATCCAGGGCTATTATAAGTTAATGACCAAGAGAACAGGTTGTCCTACATGCTTGCCGCCACGATCCCGACGATCAATCCGCCCAATATGCTTACCCCCCATATCGTCCACATCGTCTGACCTACCCCATGAACCTGCCTCGCAAGCTCATACATCTGTTTCTCCTGCCTTTCCATTTGATATATCGCAAACTCCCGCTCACTCATCGAAAGTATTCCCTCTCGCATCAGTGCTCCTTCGATAAACCCAGGCTTCTGCTCTTCACCCTCTTCCTGATATCTATATTTCTCCAGAGGATATCGCCAGTCATTAAACTCAAAATCCTGAAAATCATCTGCATCAAACCAATCCCTGGTGGTATCTTTCTTACCCCTATAAACCCTATACACATACTCCAAAGGTAGCTCATACAGCTTGTCGTCTATCACGTAAATATTCCCATTCAGCTTACCACGTAAAAACCCCTCAAATTCCTGAGAGTCCTTCATCTTCACCCGCTCGCCAAAACAGATGACGATTTGACTCAAAACTAATGCGATTACTAAAAGCTTTTTCATCTCTTTCTCCTTATCTTTATTTTATCCATCTCGCCCCCTAATTCTCCATCCTCAATTCTCAATTCTCAATCCCTATTGTGCCTACGCACCGTAAGATCCAGCATCCCTATCATCGTGATCTCCTCCGAACCCTCCACATAGAGCATCGGCGCAAAGTCCTGATTCAACGGCATCAGCCAGGTCACCTTATGCTTCACGTCCTCCACCAGACGCTTGATCGTGATCCCATCAGCCGTCAAAAACGCCATGATCTTGCCATTCCTTTCCACTCCCTCCCAGTTCTCGCTACACACCACGATGTCACCAGAGAGCAGCAAGGGCTCCATACTGCGCCCCGTGATCCGAAAAACCAGATAAGGCGGAGGAAAACTCAGCAGTGCCCGCGGGATCTCCAGATGCCCGATCGGCTCAGCATCCAAAGCCTCACAGGGTAGCCCCGCCGCGATCTCCGCCACTATCGGCAGACGGATCGTCTCCCCGCCCAGAAAGGACGCATCCATCGGCTGAATGGCCTGAAACATCTCGCCCTCGCCGGTTAAAAGCCAATTAAGATTAATTCCAAGATCATGTAATGTGCTCTTTAGATGATCAGGTATTTCAAGCTTCCCAGTCTCATATCTGGTATAAACGTTTTGCGTCGTGCCAATTTTTTCCGCAAACTTTACTTGAGTTAATCTCATGTGTTTCCGTATAGTTAGCAATCTCTCTGATATTTCACTCATATCCTTTACACCGATTTTACGTATTTTGTTCTTGACAGATACACCATAACTACGTATCTTGTTCCATATAACCTAAGACTACAAAAAGAGGTGACCCCATGAATGTCAAGAACAAAGTTTTATCGGCTGATGAGATCAGGGCTGAGCTCGCCCGCCGCAAGATCAGCAAAGTGCAATTGTCCCGGGATACCGGCATCTACTACCAATACCTGGTGGAGCTGCTCCAGGGCTACCGTCCTGCCACCCGTATGCGCGAAAAGATCACCAAGTATCTCCAGGACAGGCCATAATGCTGCTTCTCGCTCTCGCCCTATCCCTCCCGCTCCTCGGCATCCTGTATGCCCTCATAGCCCTATATGAGGCTTTTACCAGGGGACATATAAAGATCACAACTACCAGCTATTTAAACGTGAACATCTCCCACCCCAGTGAGATGCAAGTAACCTTTAGCAACCCAAAGGAGACCCCATGAAACAGCTCATCCTACTCCGCATCCGCATCGCTGGCCACACGCGCCAGCAGCTCGCTCCCGGCTGCCTGCTGGATTCGACCCGTCCCGTGTCGAGCCCGGACACCGTAGCGCAGGACGCCGTTCCTGCGACCCCAACCCCCGTAGCGCACCACGCCGTTCCGAAAGCGGGCGACCCGCACCACGACGCTACAGGGATTGGGCATTTACCAAAAGAACTCCCGGCGGGTTTGCGGGAAAACACCGAATTCCACGCCGCCCTCGGCCTCAAGACCCACCAGGAGGCACTCTCATGAAGAAGCCAGAATTATTAAAGCGGATATTTAGCACCACAAAACTGAAGCCCTGCGGCTGTGGTGGCTGGCCCGCATTATACGAGTTTGGAACGCATTGGCAGATACGTTGCCATGGCTGTGGAATCGCCAGCAAGCCTCGCCTTTTTATCGGGGATGCCGAAAGCGATTGGAACACAGCTATGGGAGGAGAATAGTCATGACAGTAAGCACACTAATCGCTAAATTGCAACAACATGACCCAGACCTGGAAGTGATAATCGCAGGCATCGATGATGTAGATTTCACCCTGGGCCCCATCGAATACCTATACCTGGTTGACTGCTACAAGAACATGAGCTATGACAGGGTAGAAGAAGTCCTGGGCATCACCGAACTCACGCCCCACCTCATTGAGGCTGGATTCGAGAAGCAGGCCGTGGTCCAAGGCACCCCCTGCCTTGTCCTCTGGGGAGAATAACCATGAAGATATACCAGAACCCCATCCTCACCATGCTGATCTCCGGCTGTCAGGAATGCCCGCACCGCATCGCCAGGCGTTTCAAAAACAACGATAGATACTACACCGGCTGGGTCTGCGAGGCCATAAACATCCTGCACAAAAACCCCATTACCGGCCGTGAAATTGCCACCCACCCCATTGTAGAAGAAGCATTAATGTCCGGAGGCGCGCGTAACGATTGCCCCCTGGAAGATGCCCCCCAAACCCCTAAAACACGAGGTGAACAATGAATTTAGAAGATGAGAAACTGCGCAGCATCGTGCTGGATTTTGCGGCGCTGTAGGCGGGTATAGAAAATGAAAATCATAAGTTCCAGACAGTACTTCATCGACCTATATGAGACAGAAATTAGCAAGCTGACGAAGCGGGCAGATTGGCTCAAACTGCAATGGGAAACTGAGCGCATGCCTCCGGGCCTCAGCAGAGAAGAAACAGAAGAGTTGGTTGGGCTATCCAGGGAGCTTCGCCACGGTGGCAAAAAGGCCTTTAGGCCTGGCGCCCGCGGCTATATGTTAGAGCAGAAGCACATGGCCTACATGCAGTGGCTACGCCAAAAGTTGCCCTCGGTAGAGCAGGTCGGCAAGTTCATGGATGAGCACATCGTGATCACCGGCATTTTGGCCGAGGTGAAGCTGAAGCTGTTTTGGCTCAATGAAAAAGGATGGAAGTGAAATGAGCAGTACATGTTCGACTATGGGCTGCACACGCCACTTAGTAGCCAAAATCAGCTTGCTGCTTGAGTCTTGCGGCGACAGACAACTCCAGCAGATAGTGACGCTTTCCGAGAATGAAAAGAAAAAAATAGTAAGAGCCAGGGACGTAAGGACGCATTTGGAAGGGAGGATGGCAGCCGGAGACAAATACGCCCTTTGTGGTGGCCTTGAGTGCCCGACATTTCACCCTATGCATGGCTGCCAGTGCAGTAAGCCTGAAAATGAGAGGGTGAGATGACACTGGATGAGAGACTGCGCGCGAGCGCAAAGCGTTTCATCGCAGAGCTGGACGCGGCTCTGGAAGAGCACCAGGACTTCCTGCGCCAGCGGGATCAGAAGATGGCCACATCCGCCCCCGTAGGGGCTTTCGGCCGAAAGCCCATTTCAAGACATAAAAACTTCAAAAATATCAACCAAAAGGAGCCAAAATGAACCACGCCCTCTTATCCACCGTCAAAGACCAGCTCATCCGCCACGAAGGCCTCCGCCTGAAGCCCTACCGCTGCACCGCCGGCAAGCTCACCATCGGCATCGGCCGCAATCTCGAAGATTCCGGCATCTCCCCGCAGGAGGCTTACGCCATGCTGGATAATGATATCCTCGCTTGCGAATCCCTCCTGAAGGCCAGAATCCCCGAGCTCTACGATCCCCTCGATGATGCCCGAAAATCCGTCCTCATCAATATGTGCTTCAATCTCGGAATCTCCGGACTCCTGGGCTTTACGAATACCCTCGCCCTCATCAAAGCGGCAGATTACGAGCGCGCCGCCAATGCCATGCTCGTCTCTCGCTGGGCCAAACAGGTCGGCCGCCGTGCCCTCGAGCTCTCCCAGATCATGCGCCTCGGCACCTCACCCTCAACTATTAAATAAGGAGCATACCATGAAAAGACCCACTTACGATTCCCTCAAATCCCTCTGCGCCGCCAAAGGTCACCCCTTCTTTACCAAAGCCTTCGACCTCAATTTCTTCGGCATCCGCGCCGTACCCTTCACCCCAGACCGCTTCGACGACCTCCTCGCCGTTGCCTATACCGATGTCAATGGCACCCCGCGTGTCTTTGCCGCCCCCGCCTCCACAGATCCCGGGCTCATCTATATCGATAGACCCCTGCACCCAGCCGGCTGCGCCTTCCTCAGACCCGGACGCTACCCCGCCGTCTATACTCTTGGAAGTCACAAAGGCACCCCCGCCCTCGTCCAAATCAGGCCCATGACCGTCTATCGCATCTCCTCCCTGGATGATCTCGCCGCCCTCGATGCCGTCCCCACCGAGACCGGTCTCTTCGGCATCAACGTCCACCAGGCCGCTGCAATCTCCATCGCCACCATCGTCGGTTCCTACTCCGCCGGCTGCCAGGTCCTCCAGTGGTCAGCAGACCTCGCCTATCTCCGTGATCTCCTGCGCGCCCAGGCCCGCTACACCGGCTGCGATACCCTCTCTTACACCCTCATCCAGGAAACCGATCTCCAGCCACCCCAGCCCCAGATCGTCCAGCCAAGGCTCTCTAAGGCTGCCGTGAGGCCTGCGGTAATCTAACGATGTCTTACGCCTTTCAGGGACGCTCCTTTATCTCTCTACTGATATTCACCAATATCAGAGCGTCCCGCCTTGTGTCAATTTCTTTGCCCCCTATGTTCGGCAGCATCGCGTCACCAATAGTCCTCCAACTTCGTAACTACGACGCCGTGCTGTCCCTTTCCTTCTCTATCAACCTCAAAGGAGCTTTCTTTAATGTCTGATAATCTACTTCTCCACCCTAATTCCATCCCCGTTAAAGAATATGCCGAGCTTAAAGGTATCAGTCCAAGAGCAGTTCGAAAGAGCATTTCATCTGGAAAACTCCAGGCGTTTCTTCAAGATGATCCCAAACAACCCAAAGGTAAGTGGATGATTATTCTCGATGGAACCGATGGAACCGATGGAACCGATGGAACCGATGGAACCGATGGAACCGATGGAACCGATGGAACCGATGGAACCGATGGAACCGATGGAACCGATGGAACCGATGGAACCAATGCAACCAATGAAACCAATGCAACCGATGCAACCACTGAAACCAATGCAACCAATGCAACCGATGCAACCGATGCAACCGATGCAACCGATGCAACCACTGGAGCCGATGCAACCGATGCAACCCCTAAAACCACTGCAACCCCTAAAACCACTACCCCCAACCCCCTTCGTGAAAATTCGTGCAAATTGGTGGACCCCCCAAAACCCCCAAAACCCCAAAATCCCCATGAATCTGCGCCCTTATCCCCGCCCATCTGCGTGAACCCCTCGCTGCCCTCGGTGGTCACAGACTCTCACCTCCCCGCCCTCCAGGCCGAAAAAGCCACCTTCTTCGCCGCTCCCGCCGCCGCCCGCACCCTCGCCCTCGCCAAGTTCTCCATCGTCGAGTCCTTCCACACCTTCCGCGCCGAACAGCTTGCCGCCGGCCGCTCCAAGCCCGCCACCGATGCCCTCTGGGATCGCTCCTCCCACGCCCTCGTTGCCCCCGCCCTCTCCGAGCTCAAAATGTCCAAAGTCTCCCACAAAACCGTCAAAAAATGGGCGAAAACCCTCGAAGCCGCCGGCAATGTGTCATACCCCACCGCTCTCCTCCCCCAGCCCAGAGCCACCGTCTCGTCTCTGCCGCCCGAAGTCATGGCTTCCCTCATTGGCCTCTTCCGCCTCCACACCGATCCCCGCACACTTTTTATTCACAATTCCCTCCTCGTCGAGCACCCCCAGACCTATACCATCTCTTATCGCTCCCTCTGCCGCCTCATCACCCAGCTCCAGAGCGATCGCGTCCTCTCCCAGGTCAAAGGACCCACCTCCTTCAAAAACCTCGCCAAAGCCCACGTCCTGCGCATCAACGACAATGTCCCCCTCGCCCACCTCGTCTCCGATGCCCGCGATCTGGATTTCTTCGTCCGCTCCTTCACCCCCCTCCATCACGATAGCTCATACCGTGTCCTCATCCGCCCCCGCATCACCTTTTGGGCCGATGTCGCCACCGGGCTCATCGCAGGCTATGGCCTCGGCCTTTCCGAAAATACCCACATCGTCGCCGCCTCTCTCGGCCGCAGCATCCTCTCCTGGGGCACTCCAGAGCGCATTACCACAGACAACGGCTCTGCCTACCAGAATTATCAGTCCGATCCTTATTACTTCTTAAACCACCGCAAAAAAGGCTCTGCCCCTTACCAAAAAGCCAAAGCCTTGATCGAAAGCGGCCAGCAGGGCTTCTATCGCCAGGTAGGCATTCAGCAGATCACCTATTCCATCCCCGGCAATCCCGAGTCCAAGACCATCGAAGCCCTCTGGAATATCATCTTTGAAGATTTCGAGCGCGCCCACGCCTCCTTCTGTGGGAAATCCCCCGAACGCCGCCCCGAGCCCATGCAGGATACCCCCAGGACTATCCTCAAAAAATACGGCCATCTCATCCCCACCTGGTCAGAGTTCCTCGCCCGCATTTCAGCCCTCGTCGAACACTGGAATTCCTCCCCTCGTAGCTGCTTGAAAGATCACGATGGCCGCCCCTGTTCTCCTCTCGAGATCGTCAGGCAGGAAGCTCGCCCCATCGTCATCCCAGCCGTATCCTTCGTCGAAGAAGCCCTCACCATCTTCACCAAAGTCACCATGCAGCGCGATGGCGTCTACCTCAATGGAAATTGGTACGATCACCCTGCCCGCCTCACCTACCTCGGCAAGCCCCTGCTCGCCACCTACAACGATCTCGACTACCGCTATATCCACCTTTACACCCCAAACGGCCAGCTCATCTCCCACCCCGCCGAAATCGTTGATTACTCTTGTTTTACGGATCCAGATCAGATCGCCAAAGCCATCTCTTCCACCCGCCGCCGCGATAAAGTCGCCATCGCCACCTACACCCGCGTCCAGAGCGAACTGCCCCTCCCGGCCGATCAACGCGATATCAATCGCATCCTGGATACGCCCCTCTCTGAAATCGATTATAAACAGGCCAAAGCCTCCAACCTCACCAAACACCAGGGCTTTGAATCCCTCCCCCAGCCCAAAGCCTCCCCACACCCGCCCACCTCCTCAGGCGTCAGCCCCGAACCCGAAATCTCAGACATCCTCCGAGGTCTTGCCCTCCCCGAACCCCAGCCAGAGCAGCAGCTCTCACCCCTGGAACAAAAACTACTCGATAAACTCGAACAAAATAAAACTCTAAGAGGTCTATAATGAACCAAAATTCCTTCATTACCACCCACAACGCCATCGCCGCCGATCGCCACCTCCTTCAGCTTACAAACCGCCCAAAATCCGAAGTCCCCGGCCTCGCCGTCTTCTACGGCCCTCCCGGACTCGGCAAAACCACCTGGGCACTTGCCACCGCACGCATCCAGCCGGATCACTTCTACATCCGCCTCAAAACCGCGGATACCACCAAGGCCTTCCTCATTCGCCTCCTCGCCGTCCTCACCAATGGCAATTACAAACTGCGCGACAAAACCAATATCTCCACCCTCTACGAAGAGATCGAGGAGATCCTCGCCGCAAACCCCCACTATGTCATCTTCATCGATGAAGTGGATATCGCCTTCGAACGCAGTTACCGTGTCCTCAAGCTCCTGCGTGACCTTGCCGATACCACCTATGCCACCTACATCCTCATCGGTATGGAATCCCTGCGCACCAAGATCAAAAACTACTCAAACCACTACTTCGACCGCTGTTACTTCAGCTACGAATTCTCCCCCGCCACCCAGGAAGAAACCCGCCAGCTTATCGATCTCAAGCTCGGGATCACTGCCTCAGACACCCTCGCCAAACGCGTCTGGCAACAGTCCCAGGGTACCCTGCGTAAAACCATGAAAATCATCGCTGAAATGGAGCTCACCCTCCAGGAGGACTAAATGTCAAACCTTGAAACCTACCTCAAACGCAGCCGCAGCGGCATCGTCATCGCCATCAAAAAACGCTTCCCCGATGAAGACTACCGCCAGCTCCTCAGAGACTGGGGCTACGATGTCCGCCTCTCCCAGATCAATGATCCGGACCTTCTTCGTGAAATCCACGCCCTCGCCTCCGGATACGCCCCCTCCCAGTTGCATCAATACCCCCAGCCCTCTCTCGGTACCCTCGATGCCCAGGGCAAATACGCCTTCGCCCTCATGCACCAGGCCGGCTGGACTGTACCCCGCCTCCGCGCACTCATCATCAAAACCGCCGGTACCGCAAATTGGGCAAAACTTACCAAAGCCCAACAGCGGCAAATCATTAACATCCTCAAAAACTATGCAAAAAAACCTGATAAGGAGACCTCATGATCATCATCACCATCCTAATCATCTATACCGTTGTCGTTACCCTGTTGTACGTCTGCACGCTGATAGGCACCGCCAAGGAGCGCCAGGATCACGCTGCTTGTCTGCGGCACGATCGCATCGCCATCACAGACCTCATTCAGCAGCTCGCCGAGACCAAGACTATGCTCTCCGAGCTACAAACCTGTAGGGGCGTGGGGCCTCACGCCCAACCCCTGAGTATCCCCAAACCAAAGCAGCACCTTCCTGCCCGTAGGGGCGTGGGGCCTCACGCCCAAACCATAGAAAAACTTAAACCCTTGCTGGATTCGAGCCGTCCCCGCGGGGGCCAATCACCTGAAACCCCTAAACCAAACAAAGGAGCTTAAAATGGCACAAGTAATCAAAAACAACCGTAAAACCTTCTGGCTCGATGCCGAAGGCGATCCCGTCCCCCTCAAATTCATTCCCCAGCAGGATCAATCCAAAGATGCCCTCATCGAGTCCCTTAATAAATCCGCCCTCCAGCTCCACCAGTCCCTGGTCGAGTTCAAAGCCTCTGCCCTGGACCTGATCGATGCTTACCTCCAGTCTGTCGCGGATTCCTATCATGAAGATTGGAAAGGCAATGCCACCATCTATAACTTCACCGGAGACAAAGCCATCGAAATCAAAATCTCCAATAAACTCGCCTTTGATGAGCGCTTAAACATCGCCAAACAAAAAATCGATGCCTATCTCTTATCCCTCGTAAAAAACGCCGGCAAAGAGATCGTTGCCCTCATCACAAAGGCCTTCAAGGTCGATGCCAAGGGCAATGTCGATGTCAAACAGATCATCTCCCTAAAGCAGCATAAGTTCGATCACCCCCTCTGGATAGAGGCTATGGCCATCATAGACGAAGCCCTCCGTGTGGAGGCCACTCGCCGCTATATCGTCTTCAAACAAAGGGATGAATCCGGAGCATGGATATCCATCACCCTAAACTTCTCCGCAATCTAACCCAGTGCACCCCTGGATTGCAGCCGTCCCGCCTGCACAAACACCGGAGGCATCTGCCTCCGGTGTCTGCCCTGTTACCACCCCCAAGAGCTGCCACCTGCCGCTCAAAAGTATAGGAGTCTGTCTTGAAACAAACTGACGTCATCTGCGAAGTCCACTTCTGCACCGCACCCATCTGCTCCCCTCAGTTCAAAGCCCGTTGCGCCCTCAGAAAGGCCTACTTCGAGATCACCCCCTCACTTATCGAATACTCTCTTGACCAGGTGCACCAGCTCGGCTACCTCACCCTCAGAGAGTTTGCCTCCATGCGCCGGCTCTCCCTTTCCACCGTCAGAAACCAGGCTCTCTCTGGCCTTTACCTCACCAAAAAGTTTATCATTAAGTTCGGAATCCGCAAAAAACCCGGACCCACCCTCTGCATCAAACACCCGGATTTCTCTCCCATTGATGCACCGCAGGTCTATGCCCCTCCGTTTGGAGTTCAAGCCGGTTCTTCCGAATCTCAGCCTTCCCCTAATCTTCACGCCGGCTTGGACTTCAAACATTCCCCAGCAAGGCACCTGCGCCCAACCGCAAAACCCACCCCCCCTGGATCGCAGCCGTCTCGCCTGCGCCCAACCGCAAAAAAGGAGAAGCCATGAACAAATACAACCGCTACATGCACAATCTCTATGTCCTGCTCAACAACGAAGCTCAAAAGCAGGTCAAAACCGCCCTTCGAGACGTCATCCAGGCTCTCGCCGATATCCCCAAAGAGGACAAACTCAACGATGACCTCGTCCAGTCGATCATCGACAATTCCCGCCACCTCCTCTCCCAACAGCTTCAGGATAATGTCGCCGATGAGCTCGGCAAAATCAATACCATAGCCTACAAAACCGCTACCCTCGAGTTCGGCACCTCCATCGGCCTCCACGCCGGTACCTACAATATTGCCCAAAAAGCTACCGTTAATAAACTTACCCGGCAAAACCTCTTCTGGATCGGCAAACACTTCGGCAAAGATGTCGATGATAAGCTCGTCCCCCTCCTGGACAAAGCTCTCGCCGAAGGCTATACCCGAGCCCAAGCCGCCGATTCCCTCAAAGACCTCTTCAAAAATATGAACCGCAATCAGGACTACTGGAAGGCCTTTGCCGAAAACGCCATGACCCGCACCCGCTCCATTGCCACTGTCGAAGCCATGGAGCTCCACGGCGTTGCCAAAGCCGAAATCGTCGCCATTATGGACGACCGTACCTCGCCCATCTGCCAGGAGCTCCACGGCCGTATCATCGAAGTAGATAAAATGATCACCGTCAAAAACCAGCTCCTCAATCTCTCCACAGAGGGACGCTCCTCCGATGAAGTCAAATCCGAAATCCAGAGCATCGTCCCCTTCCTCAAAGATGCCGATGTCCAGGCCATGGGCGCCCTCTCTTCTTCAGAGCTCCAGGACGCCTTCCCCTCCGTCGGGCTCCCGCCCTACCACTGGAAATGCCGCACCACAATCATCTCCTGGATCGAAGACTTTGCCCTCGAAGGAAACATCGATCTCGACAAACCCATTGACAAAAACTTCGCCATCAAAGACTTGTCTGAACAAGAAATACTCAACAAGTTAGAAGGTATCCGCCATGATAAATACCCCAATTACAGCGATAAAGACTGGGAAAGTGACTTCGCTAAACACGCCATGAAAGACTTCGGCATCGACAACCGCCAGGCTTTCATCCAAAAAGCCCGTGATATCTACAAAAATCCCGAACATATACGCTGCCAGATATATAAAGGACAGCTCCAGTACACCTTCTATTCCCAAGCCCAGGGCGGATATGTCGTGGCCGATACCAATGGCGTCATCCGCGGCTGCTTCGCTCATCCAAAATCCGGATCTATTGACAAATGCCTCAATAAAACCGAAAACCAATACTATAACATCAAAGGAGTTCAATAA